CGGCGGACGCGCCGCATGTGATCGAGGTGAAGCCCGGCGATTCGCTGGAGGCGGCACGTGACGCGGCGCGCGCGCTGCCGTCGGAAAAGCGCGCGAACGGCGTCGAGGTCGTGTTCGCTCCCGGCGTCTACCGGCGCTCGGCCGCATTGAAGCTCGACGCCCGGGACGCGGGCGTGGTGTGGCGTTCGGCGGACGGCGGCCGCGCCGTGATCTGCGACGGTATCGCGCTGATCAACAAGGCCCGCCTGGTCATCACCGGCGGCGTCGACGAGATCCGTCACCGCTACGGCAACAACAACATCGAGCTGGTCTATACCGGAGACACGGGAACGCTTGGCGCGGAAACGCCTTCCGGCCTGGAGGTTTACGGTGTGGAAGAGCACGTCGCCGTTCCGGGAGGCGGGATGCTGGCGGTTCATATCGCCAATATGAAACCCAGCCGCGTTAGGGAACAGCATTACGGGCGCAGCGAATTTGAAGGCATGCGGGACATGCTGGATTCGCTGGACGAAGCCTGGTCTTCCTGGATGCGCGATATCCGGCTGGCCAAGGCGCGGATCATCGTACCGCAGGAATACCTCCGGCCGCGGAACAGCGAGGAAGGCGGCGGAGGCGAGCAGATGTTCACCGATAACAAATACACCTTCGAGTTCGATGAGGACGTGGAAGTGTATGTCGCTCTTGACATCGCGAACGATAAGAACATGACCATCACGCCCAGCCAGTTCGCGATCCGCTCCGCGGAGCATGCGGCCACCGTGGAATCTCTGATCCGGAACATCATCAGCATGGGCGGTTATTCCCCGCAGACATTCGGCCTGGATATCAACGGCCAGGCGACCTCCGGCACGGCCCTGCTGATCCGTGAGAAAAAGACATACCAGATGCGGAGCAAGAAGCTCAACTACTGGTCAGAGCCGCTGGAAAGCTTCCTGACAGCCGTGCTGCACCTGGATGGGGAAGTCTACCATATCCCGGACGTGCATCCGGAAGACCGCGTCATCGTAGAGTTCCCGGACAGCATGAGCACGGATATTTCCACCATGGCCCAGGCCGTGCAGATGATGCACAATGCGCAGGCCGTATCCGTCCGGACGGCGATCAAGATGCTTCACCCGGATTGGGAGGATGGGCAGATCGAAGAAGAGGCAGAGCGTTGCATGCAGGAATTCGGCACGCCGGATCCTATGGCCATACCGGAAAAAGGAGACCTTCATACTGACCAGGATCCGGAGGATGGTGACGCCTGATGGCCGGATACGGGTTCAACATCGGGCTGGACGGCCGGAACGTTGATCCGCTGACGGAACGTGACGCGGAAGAAATCGCCGGCGGCCTGGTTGAGGTCTACCGACAGGCCAGAGAGACGATGCTCAGGAACGTCGCTGGCCGTATGGCCAGGGGCGTCACTCAGTATGGCTGGGCAGAGCGCAAGACCAGCGAGGTACTGGACGCACACCGCCAGTTGGAAAGGATCTACAGCCGGGCTTCCGTCCAAAGAGAAAAGCTCCTGACCGGCGTGATCGACCGTGCTATGCTGACCGGCAATCAGAAGTTCTACCAGGAAATGAGCAGCGTTCTTGGGAACGTCCGGCACGTCAGCCCAAACGCCATGAAGGCAGGCTACATCCTGAACGACCTGAACAACACGCTGGGAGCCGCGGAGCGCAGGATCCTCCGACAGTTCAACGACCGGTACGCGGACATCATTGCCACCGCTTCAGCGAAGATGGCCACCGGCGTGACCAATGCCCGACAGGCCGTAGGCGAAGCGCTGACCGCTTTTGCCGACAACGGGATCGACTGCTTCATCGACCGCGCCGGCCATCACTGGACGATGGAAAACTATTCGGAAATGGCGGTGCTGACAGCGATCGAGCGTTCCACCGTTTCCGGCTATGTGGATCCCATGCAGTCTTACGGCTACGACCTGGCCATCATCGACGGACATGCAGGATCCTGTCCGATCTGCGCTGCGTGGGAAGGCGTGATCGTCTCCGTCAGCGGAGAAAACCCCGACTATCCTTCCCTGGGGGACGCGGAAAACGACGGCTGTTTCCATCCGCGTTGCATGCACGGGATCAGCACCTATTACCCGGGGATCTCCCACGAGCCGAACGGCGGATTCCGGGACGAGCCGAGGCCGATTGAGGATCCCGGCAGGCAGTACACGGACCGTTCAAAGCAGCGGTACTGC